GCGGCTAAGATACAATAATAATCCAGAGTCTCATGCAGATGGCAAGATGCGGAAAACTCCTACTCCTTGTAGTTGCTTTTTATGTAAACCTCACAAGCATGGGCTAGAGACTAAATATAAACCGAGCGAACGAAGGAAGTTACAAGATGGAGAAAGTGACTTATAAATGTAAAGGCTGTGGATGGGAAAAAGCTATTCCAGCAGCTTGGGCGGATGTAAGCCCTCGTTTTTGTGGTGACAATACTTGCGAATACTCAATCAAAAAAGGTAAAGGCAAGAAGAGTTTTAAATCTAATCCAGACATGCTTGAGAAGGCTATGCCTGAGGTTAAGCCAAAACAAGAAGAACGCCCTAGCAAAACTCCTCAGGGCAAAGTACGTGGTAGGAAGAAAAAGTAATGGACACTAAAGAACGTTCCCAGGCTGGCAACCTAAAAGTGCTTGCTATGAAAAAAGCTAAGGAACTTTCTGGCGATAGTCGATGGGACCTTGTAGAGCAAATCGCACAAGAAATCCAAGCACATTACGTAATTCAAAAAGAAAAACTAACGGCAGCACAGCATATACAACATATCAAAGACGAGATCACTTCTCGTTATAGTGACCAGCCGGAAGTAATGCAAATTCTATTAGATGCTGTCCCTTCTACAGTAACTCTAGGTAACTGGAAGAAAAGTAAAGAATGGGAAGAAGCAGTTTGGGTTAAACTAAGGGGTGAAGGTTTATTTACTCCTGATCGTAGATCCCAAGTTATTAGTAAGCTGTTCGATCAAGCAGCAACCGATGGAAACGTTCAAGCAGCCAAGATTTGGCTAACCCTTTCAGGCGACTACGTTGAAAAAGGCGATAATGCTAAGAACGATGCGATGGACCTTTTCAGACAGATGAACGAAGCGATCCATAGCAAAAAATAAATAGAGAGAACCGAGTGAGTGATGAACTTCAGTTTAACGTTGAAGGTAAGCCGTTAAGAGTTCACGAATTAAACGTGGAAGCTCTTGCTACTATGCTATTCGAGAAGAAGATTAGAACTTCTCAAGGTAAACTGATTCAACCGCTACATACCGGACACTTAAGCGTTATTAGTGATCCTGCAAGATTTAAAGTCCTAGCTTGCGGGCGACGTTGGGGAAAGACCTTACTTACCTCCCTAGTAGCTCTAAGTGTTTTAATGCAACCACGTCGCAGGGTTTGGATTGTAGCTCCTGATTACTCACTATGCGAAAAGGTATTTAGAGAATTATACAACATTCTGGTTGTTCAGCTTAAGTTAATTAAGCCTAACAAACCTGGCGGCGGCAGAGCGAGAAACCAAAAAGGTGAATACTTCTTGGAAACTCCTTGGGGTTCCGTACTAGAGGCAAAGTCTCTTGAAAACCCTGATTCACTAGCTGGTGAAGCCTTAGATTTAGTAATTGTGGACGAGGCCGCACTGGACCCCCAAATTTATGACGTATGGGTCCAAATGTTGAAACCGACTTTAATGGACAAGTCTGGATCTGCAATATTTATTTCAACTCCTCGGGGTCGTAACGGTTTCTACAAAATGTTCCTAATGGGACAAAAAGGTAAGAAGCAACGTGAAGGCCAATTAGATATTGTTATGGACGACAATATTGGTATTGACGACGATATGACTGATTGGAGTTCTTTCCGTCAGACCTCTTATGATAACCCTCTACTGGCTTCTAGCCCTGAGGAATCAAAACGAGAGATTGATAAGTCTTATCGAGAAGCAGTACAGAACGGCAAGGTAATCCAATTCAAACAGGAATATCTAGCTGACTTTGAAGCGGTTTCTGATATGTGTTTCCCTGGTTTTATTATGGAACCTACTGAGGAACACCCCTTTCCAAACGTCGTTGATTATAAGTGGCACCCTGATGAAGGGCCAATTTTCGCTGCTTGTGACCACAACTTTGCAAAACCAGCTTCAACTATTTATCTACAAGTTAACAAGTTTAATGATGTAATTATCTTTGATGAGAATTTTACTCCTAAGACTACATCATACATGCAGGCCCAACAGATTCTAAATAAAGAGCAAGAGTATACAAACCTAGCTCATAAGATCTGGTTGGCAGAAGGTAGACCCGAAGGTAAGTGGAGAGATATTAAAGTTAAGTCAGTTATTGCTGACGTGTCAGGCGATCAAGTACAGTTAAATGGACGTTCAGCCTGGGATGATATGCAAGCTGTTTTAGGTTATAGACCTGTAGGTCTTAAACAAGACAGAGAAATTGGCGGTAACATGATTCGCCACTGGCTACAATTTCCTGAGTTTGACCAACATGGAAGACCTATTATTCTTCCAGGTGGACAACAGAAGACTGGACCAAAACTATTCATTTCACGTAATTGTGTAAATATGATTTATGCTTTGAGTACCGCTAAGTTTAAAAAGACTAAGAATGGTATTCTAAAAGAAGATTACGATGAAAGTGTAGAGGGTTACGAAGGATTGTTAGACGCCCTAAGATATGCACTAGTATTACTATTTCATGATCGTGGACAACATTTCTCAGTAATGGGTGGATTTTAATGGCATACTCTAAAAAAGACATTTTGGATGCAAAGCAGACAGTCCGAACAGGCGTTCGTACTGCTACTACTGAAATGAGTGCTGCTAGTCCAGATCCGCAAATTATCGACCTCGGTGATGTTTGCGCTAAAGTAACTTTTCAATCTGACGGCAACCTAGCAGGAACAATTGAATTTTCTGTAGATGGTAAGACCTTCCAAAACTCAGCAGCTCTAGCAACTGCAATGACTAGTTATAGTACACACAATGTTTGTGCAGTTAAAGTAACTCGTTCTTCAGGAACTGGTAAAGTTTCTATTGCAGGTAAATAATGGAACTTATTTACAGACAAGGTAGAATGTTCAGAATTAACGATAACTTACTACCCCAAACTGCTCGTAAGATGGATGTTAAGAATAGATTATTTATTGCTCTATTCCGAGAATTCCAAGGAGCTAGTGAAAACGATAAATATAAATCCCTATCCATTCAGGATCGCATTGCCAAATTAAATGACTTTGCAAAAGAGTGGTTAATTACACAAGGGTATAAGTAATGAAAAAAGTTTCAGATACACGTATGAAAGCAAGTAAGCGGAAGCAACCTCAAGGGCAAAAGGCTGCTACCGGACAAGAATCCGATGAGAGGATGAAGCCACAAGCTCAACATCAAGATCGTGGAATGGGCAGCTCTTTCGCAATGGCCGTAGCTAACGCTCTAGAAGAGTCAAAAGCGATGAAAGGCAGTCAGTCAAACTTTCTTGGCGTTCCATCTCAAACGATTGATATCAAAGAACATGCCTACAATTTGGCCAAAGACAAATAATTAAGGAGAGTCCTAATGCAACGTCGTAAAGTTTCAGATTCAGTTCCTCATGTTAAGTCCCGTGGTGCGAAGCTTTCAAACATGAAGCCCACCCCAGGCGTTCCAGCCGAAGCGGCTCCTGGCGCTGGTGATCCTAGTGATTACAGCCACGGCCACGATGCTGGTGGCGGCGCTTCAGCTCCTGCTACTAGCCACAAAGGTCCTGATCGCACTAAGTAATTAGTTAAAGAGGGCGGGTTCGCCTGCCCTCTTTTTAAACCGGAGATATTATGAGCCTTGATTCAATGACTCCAGCAGAGATGAAAGAACAAGAGCTTAAGATGCGTGCTAAATGGGCTGCTGATACTATTATCCAAGCCGAAGCACACAAGAACGACAAAGAGCTAAAAAAGCATCTTAAGAATGAATTTAAAGAACGTTCAAAGCACTTAGAGAGTGCGATGGGCAAAGAAAAAGCAGAGAAAAAACCTGCTAAAAAGAAGGCTGCTCCTATGCCAGCCAAGAAAAGTGCTCCCAAGAAGAAAAAATAATTAATAGAGATTAATTGTTTTCGTCAATACTATTAATCACTAGAGAGTGAATAATGTCTTTTAACTTAGGTATTTCAAATCATCCTACTTCTAGGCTCGGTGGACTTAGTTCTATCGGAGTATACCTATACGAAGACGTTTATTATCGTCAGTGGATTACTGAGATCGCTCTAGCATTTTACGAAGGTCGTCAAGACGAATTCGTTTGGTTGGATCTTGTACGTCAGTTCAGGAACCCAGAAAAACAACAAATTCTTCCTGTTAACCTTACTAAAGAAATTATTGACGAAACCTCTATTCTATATAAAGAAGCTCCAGTATACCGAGTTGTAAGTGGTAAGACTGGTAAGCCTCTACCCAAGGACCAAGCTCTTTGGGAAGAAGTAATGATTAAAAGTCGTTACTTAATGACAATGGACAAGCTTGATCGTTGGACCAAGCTACTAGGCACTGTCCTAGTTAAAGTGTCTTTTATTGATGAATCTACTGGCTTCATGGTTGATAAAAATGAAGGCGGTTCTGTTCAGCTCGACCTACTCCATGGCGGCGTTTACGACGTTCGTCACGGTGCCTCACCCTACTACATTACTGAACTGTTAATAGGCATGGACGGTCGTTTTAATGGATTCCCAGGCGCAACTAACCTTGGCCTACGTCCAGGCATGATGAACATGTCTAAAGACCCTCAAGTCCAAGCTGAATACGCTAATCAAAAGAAATATGGTTCCACTAATAGTATTTATTGGAGCCCTAAAGCACATAAAGTTAATGATCCTGACCAGAAAGAAAGAGTAGTGGAAAATCCTTACGGCCTTATTCCAGCCGTTCCTTTCTTTAACTCCGACCCCGCACACTATTACTTTCTACCTATTAACGAACCTCTTATTTACGCTAACCACGCTACAAATATGAGGATCACAGACTTAAACCACATTGCTAAATACCAATCATTCGGTGTTCCAGTTCTAAGTGGTGTAGAACGTCCTACAGGTACTCGTCAAGGTCGTCCAGCCGACGATTTTAACCAACTTCGTGGTGGCCTAGCTCAAAGCCGATTTGGTGGAGTTGTAGGCGGTTCAATGGGAGTAGGAGCTGGTGGAGCCTTTAGAAACTTCGATGCAGGCTTTGGTGTCTTTAGAGATGGCAATGCAGACGCTAACGCTCTTGGATTCTCTATCGGTCCTGATACCGCAATTGCAGTTGGAGAAAAGGGTGATTTCCGTTTCGAGCACCCAAAAGCTGATATTCAAGGACTTCTAAAGACTATTGAATCTATGACGGACATTATTCGTGTTAACCACGGTCTTCGTCCTAAATATAAAGATAAAGTTAGCCCTTCAGGTTTCGCTCTATGGCTTGAGAAATCAGGTGTTATTGATGAAAACCGTCGTAGAGGCCAACTATTCTGTGAGCGTGAACAACAATTATTCCAAGTAATTAAAAAGCTTTGGAACGTTCACTACAGCAAATCAGGTGAGCGTAAATTCTCAGAAGATGCAATCCTAGAGATTACTTACGTAGAACCTAAGTTCCCAGTTGATCCAAAAACTCAAATGGAAACTATTATCATCGAGAATAAGATTCTAGATTCCGGTGATAGAGAATCATACAAGAAGCTCTACCCTTATCTAAGCGACCAAGATGTTGATAAATTAATCAAAAAACGTCGTGAAGATAAAGCAGAACAAGTAGAGTTTGATACAGAGCTTGCAGTTGAAATGGGTAAAAAATACGTCGCTGCAGGACTTGAGCCACCTCCAGAACTAGGTTCTGTACCTCAACAAAAAGAAGATGATGGGGTAGGAAAACCTAAGATTGATAATAGGGCAAAGCATTCTGAAAAGAGTTCAGTGCAACCTAAGAAGAACGGGGATCAAAGGTAAATATGGCTCAGACTAAAAAACCGACAGAAAAAGAAGTAGTATACGAGACCATTATTTTGCGTAGAGATGGACAGCATATCGTAGCTATCCAATCTACTGAGTTTGAGAAGTGCTACCAGAAATGGGAAACCCTCCACACTCAATGGCAAGAATGTGCTAAAGAAGTAAAGCCTTTTATTGTAAAAGACCCAATTCTTACAGCATTTGAGCCAGGCTTAATTTACGAGATTTTGCTTCAGCCAGTAATGACTGCAACCAAAGCTATTGTAAATGAAAATAACCCGTATGCGAAAGAAATGCTCAATCGAGGATTTAGTAACACTTTTGGCAATCAGGATTTACTCTCCAGAGCTTCCAACAGCGAATACTAAACTAAACAACCACGCAAGTAGAGCTTGCAAGGAGAATGAAAATGGCAGGTAAAGATCTATTAGGTAAAGTTAACGAGAAGTTAAATGGTCAAGCGTCAGGAGAGAGTTCTGAGGCACCTCAAGGCGATGCGATTGTAGGCAATCCAAAAAGTACGGTAGATAATAACCGTCGTGGAGATGACCTTCTAAAAGCAGCAGCCAGCAAGGAAGAACCCGAAGTACGGGTTGAAACCAAAGTTGAAACTCCAGTAGAAACGACTGTTAAAGATCCAGACACCTGGAGCAAAGACAGTGCTCTTAAAGAAGTTGTAAAGCTTCGTGAAGAGAATAAAGCAGTTCGCACTAAGTTTCAAGAACAACTTGACAAAATTAAGCAAGAACAAGCAGAAGCGATTGCTAAAATTAAAGAAGAAGCTCAGTCTGCATACGAAGCCAAGAAAAAGCTAGAGGCTGTTGAGGCGGAAGCTGCGGATAAAAAGCGTAGCATTGAAGAGAAGCTTGCGGATCGTGAAGCTAAACTAGCACGTACCGAAGAAGCTTATAAGCGCCAACTTGAAGAAAAAGAAAAAGAAGTTGCCTCTTATAAAAATAAAGCTCTTCAATATGAAGCAGAAGTAGAAGCAAGACGTGAACAATATCGTGATCGTATTAAAGAAGAACTAGCTAAAGTTCCTGATGATCTCAAAGAATTTGCCGATGCAATCGTCAAAGGTAAAGAAGATCCACAAGAAGGTTGGTTAGCTCTTGCAGCAGCCCGAGATAAAGGGCTCTTTGGTGAAAAGAAAGTAGTTGTAAACCATACAGTTCCTGGTGCTGGTAATGGTGCAAGGCTTTCAAAAACCAAAGCTGACGAAGAAGCCGAAGCCAAAAATAAGAAAAAGACCTCAAGGGATCTTATTCGCAATGGCCTAAGCAAAATTAAGCAAGGTGAGTCAAACTCAGCGTTTAGATCTAGGTAAACAATTTAGGAGAGTAAATCCACATGGCACAAGTAATTTCACTATCAGATGCAGCCGTACTATCTAACAACGAACTCGTTGAAGGTATTGTTGCAGACATTATCTCAGTAGACGAATGGTTTAAATATCTTCCTTTCGTCGTATTTGAAGGTCTTGCGTACACCTTCACCCGTGAGCGTACACTAGCGGCTGCTGACTGGGCAACCCCTGGCACGAACCTCAACCAAAGCAAGTACCAAGCTGGTGCAACGTTTGAAAGCGTTAACGTCAACCTCACTGCTATCCTAGCGGATATCATCCTTGACGGTCAGATCGAAGACCAACTTTCAGACCACAACGACCAACTCCAGGTCCAAATTTCCAGCAAAGCGAAGCAAATTGCTCGTATCTACATGAACGCCATTGTTAACGCTCGTCGTGAAGCAAGCCTCGTTCAGACCAACAACGGTCCTCTCGGCCTCGCCGATCGTTTCCGTGGTATGGCCTCAATCCTAGATGCAGAGCAAGGTAATGCGGATGACTTCAACCACCCATTCTACAATGCTGGTGCGTCAACCCAAACTCTTACCCTTATGGAAGATGATCCTGCTTCCGCTCGTAACGGCCTAGAAGGTCGAGTTTACACCCTCGAAGATCTTGACGATCTTATCGACCGTATCACTGCTGCATCCCCTGACTTCCTCATGATGCACTCCCGTGATATTCGTACCCTTCGTGTTCTTCTCCGTAACACTGGTGGTGGTACTGATGCTGGCATGATCCAGACCCAAGGTCTCGGCTCAGAAAAGCCAATGCTAATGTACCAAGGTATCCCTGTTTTCCGTAACGACTTCGTTAGCCGCTACGATGCAGTCAATACCCAAGAAACCACTCTCGACAAAGCGGCTTCAAACGCCACTACTGTTGAAGTTGATGTTGCTGGTGACGGCACTGAGCGTCATGTTCTAATGCGTGGTAGCGACGGTGTTCTTTACCGTTGGGCCATCAGCGCTGGTTGGGGTACAACTACTCTAACTGTTTCTTCAACTGGTTCCTTCATGGACCCTGAGCAAAACCGCCTAGTCGCTCGTGTATCACCTGCTG